GAAGGAGAGAGAAACCAAAAGGTTTAGTTATTGGTGATGTTCGTCATTCAAGAAAAATATTTGAATTATGGAGCAAGTCTGAACTAGAAGCTATTGGAGTTTATGAAGTAGAATTTGATAACACTAATAAAAAAAATGAAAAATGGTATATTAATACCGATCAATCATTTGCTTTTGCTGGTGGAAAAATTACAGCAAGTTATGGTTCAGCTACAGCTAGAGCCCACGCAGATACTCTATATACTAACCAAGATAAAACAGATGGTAAAATACCAACTGGTAAAGATGTAGGCGATCTTGCAGCTGAAGGATTAAAAACAGTTTTAATTAGAACAGTTAAAAAACAAGCTGCTGGAATATTACAAGATACAGATTGGTATATAGTTAGAAAAGCAGATGCTGGAACAGCAGTACCATCAGCTATTACAAATCATAGAGCAGCAGTAAGAACTAAAGCTGCTGAAATGGAAACAGCAATTACAAATGCTAGTAATACACCAGCTCTTGAAACTTTATATACTTATACAGAACAAGAGGATGGTTCAGTTACTAGACCATTAGGCGAACTACCAACACTGGAGAGTTAATGCCTTTAATTTTACCAGGTAATGTAGCAACAGCAACAGCTTCAACAACTTTTAATGTAGCCAACTCAGTTAGAATGGATGGTTCTGGTACTTACATGACTAAAACACTAGGTACACCAACAGATATTGATAAATATACTTTTTCTTTTTGGTGTAAAAGATCAAAAGTAGGGGCACAACAAAGTATTTTTAGAAGCACAAATGGAGCGGCTACAAATGATAGTCACGTTACTTTTCAAGCAGATGACACATTAAGATTTGAAGAATATGGTGGAGGAGCTACTATTGGAAAATTACAAACAAATCAAGTTTTTAGAGATGTATCAGCTTGGTATCACATAGTTTTAGTCTATGATTCTGGAAATGCAACTGCTGGAAATCGTATGAGAATGTATGTGAATGGCGCAGAAGTTACATCATTCGGCACCGACACTAATCCATCTCAAGACGCAGATAGTTATTTTAATAAAAGTGGAGAGGTTCTTTCATTTGGTAGAACACCTTATAGTGGTGGGTCAACTTATTTTGATGGGTATGTTGCTGAATTAGTAATGTGTGACGGACAAGCCTACGCTGCTTCAGATTTTGGAGAATATGATAGTGACAGCCCACAAATTTGGAAACCAAAAGATGTGTCAGGATTAACATTTGGCAACAATGGATTTTATTTAGATTTTGAAGCAAGTGATAATTTAGGCAACGATGCAAATGGTGGAACAGATTTTACAGAAGCTGGTCTAGCCGCAATTGATCAAGCTACAGATACTTGCACAAATAATTTTGCAACTATGAATCCTCTTTTTGCAAGATCAGATAATGTTACTTTTACAGATGGAAATTTAAAAGGTGCTTTAGCTTCAGAAGGAAATCAAATTATTGCATCTACAATATCTGTAAGTGCGGGGAAATGGTATTTTGAATTTCAAGCCAATTCACAGGCAGCGTCTGCATATATGGAAGTTGGAATTTTTCCAACACTTCATACAACTGTTACACCTAATTATATTGGTGGATTATCTGATGGATATTCATTACAAAAAAATGGTTATTTTTATAATAATAATTCTGCGGTTGCAACTGATGGACCAGCTTATGGAACATCTGATATTATGGGAGTTGCTTTAGATTTAAATAGTGGAACAAAAACTATAAAATATTATAAAAATGGAAGTCTTGAAGATACTTATAACATAACCGTAACTGAAGATGTTTATTTTGGTTGGAGAGCATTTGGAAATGGAGAAGCATTAAGTATGAATTTTGGTAGTCCAAAAGATTCAATTTCATCAGGTAACGCAGATGAAAATGGTTATGGAAATTTTGAATACGCAGTACCTAGTGGATATTACGCATTATGTACTAAAAACCTAGCGGAGTTTGGAGGATAAATGGCAACTTATGTATCAGAAGATTTAAATAATCCAGAATTATATTTTCAATGTAAATTATTTACAGGAAATGGAAGTAATGGCAACGCCAAAACTTTTGATGGCGATGAAGATATGCAACCAAACGTGGTATGGATAAAAAGCAGAAGTGCCGCAGAAAATCAACATATCTTCGATTCTATTAGAGGTGCAAATAAAAGATTATTAACAAACACTACTGGTACAGAATTTGACGATAGTTCAAATTTACAATCTTTTGATAGCAATGGATTTACTTTAGGAACTGCTGATGGAATTAATAAAAATAATGCAACTTTTGTAGCTTGGTGCTGGAAAGAATCTGCAACTGCTGGGTTTGATATAGTTACATACACAGGAGATGGTAGTGCAAGAACGATCAGTCATTCACTTTCAGCAAAACCAAAGTTTTTTGTAGTAAAAAGTAGAACTTTTGGTGAGCAATGGGAAAGTTATCATGAAAAAATAGGTGCTGAAAAATGTTTGCAATGGGATGACAATAGTGGAGAAGCTGATATTCTTGGAAGATTTAATGATACCGAGCCAACAACAAGTGTTTTTACTGTTGGTGATGCTGATGCAGTAAATAAAAATACTTATACTTATGTAACTTATCTATGGAGTGAAAAACAAGGCTTTAGCAAGTTTAACTCATACGTTGGCAATGGAAATAATTCTGGTCCATTTGTTTACTTAGGTTTTCGCCCAGCTTTTGTTATTTTAAAAGGAAATTCTAATAATAGAGAATGGATTATGCATGATAACAAAAGAGATCCAAATAACGTAGTAGACGGAACTCTGTATGTTAATACAAATGATACAGAAGGCACAGGAACAGATAGAGTGGATTTTTTATCTAATGGTTTTAAAATAAGAGAAGATGGGAATAATTGGAATGCTAATGGCGAAACGTACGTGTATTTGGCTTGGGCAGAACAACCCTTCGTAAATTCAAATGGAGTACCAGGAAACGCGAGATAATTATGTTACAAAAATTAAAATTTCAACCTGGATTTAATAAACAAGTTACAGCAACTGGTGGCGAAGGCCAATGGGTTAGTGGTGATTATGTAAGATTTAGATATGGTTCACCTGAAAAAATAGGTGGTTGGGCACAGTTAGGGGACGTTACTTTAACTGGTAGAAACACGGCGCTTCACCATTTTGTTAATGCAGCTGGTATTAAATATGCAGCTCTTGGCACAAACAGAATGTTATACGTATACTCTGGAGGTGCATTTTATGATATTACTCCTATTAAAACTACAACAACATTAACAAATGCGTTTACAACAACACAAAGCGATGCAACTGTTACTATAACTTTTTCATCTGCTCATGGTATTTCTAAAAATGATATTGTTTTATTAGATAATTTTACTGCTATTACCAATTCTAATTTTAGTTCTAGTGATTTTGATGATAAAACTTTTATGGTAACATCAATTCCAACTTCAACAACTATCACTATTGAAATGGGATCAGCTGAATCTGGATCAGGAGCATCTACTTCTGGTGGAATAAGAGTTCAACATTATTATCCAATTGGTCCTGCAACTGAGGCATCAGCCGCTGGTTGGGGATTAGGATTATGGGGTGGTACTGTAGCTGGAGAAGTTTTTGATACTTTAGATGGGGCATTAACTTCAGGTTCATCAAGTGTTGTTTTAGATGATTCAACAGGTTTCCCTGCATCAGGGACTGTTGTAATAGATGATGAAAGAATTGCTTATACAACAAATACTACTGGTACTGGAACTTTATCAGGTTTAACAAGAGGATCAGATAACACTACAGCAGCTAGTCACTCTGATGGAGCAACAGTAACTGATGCTTCTGAATATACTAAATGGGGTGCATCGCAAACAGGTGATATTATAACAGCCCCTGGTTTATGGTCTTTAGATAATTATGGAAATAAATTAATTGCAACCATTGTTGATGGCGCAACTTTTTCATGGGATTCAGATGCATCTGGTGCAACATCTACTAGAGCAGCAATTCTTGCTAATGCACCAACAGCAGCGGTGCAAAC